CTTTTCGTCCTCTTTGAGGATAAGTTTTCTCACCCCCCTGACCGCTGCTATTCCGCCTTCACCCATAACAAACCCGGCGGCAAGGTAAGAGAATGTGCCGCCGCTTGTTATTTCATTCAAAACATGGCCCAGCAATCCGCCCAAGAATATTGCAGATAAAGCACCTGCAAATCCCTCAGCCAAACGGCGTTTCCAGCTTGCTTGCGGCGCAAACACAGCCCTGACATATGCCCCGGCAGCACCTGATAGGCATAGAGCACTTAGCTGCTCTGGCGCGGTTCCAATGAAGGACCGAAAGGTTTCAACGATCCCGCTCATTATGGCGCGGCCCGGCTTTCATTGGTCAGTGTCATTGTCTGTCCTTCCAGTAATTGGTTTTGTTTGAAGTGGCGAGATTATCATCCGCCTTGTCAATTTGCGCGTCGATCAGAATCGGCTCTGACCCACCGCATAGTCATCGGCGATGAACTGCACCGCTGAATACGAGGTAAGCGCGTTCGCATTGCAGCGCAGTAATTTAAGGTTTTCTGACGAAGCGCCGAAAATGTCGCCGAAGCCGATCCTCGCTGCGGTTTTGGTCAGAGCGCTAACCATGGGGCCAGAGACCGTCTTGCTATCGACCGCCACGCCGTCCACCCACAGGGTGCCGATATAGTCTAGTCCTGACTTCACGATAGTGATTCCGATCTGGTATGCCCGACCGATAGAAAGCACGAAAGGCGATGTGAAGCTCTGGCCAGAAATAGCCCAAAGCAATGAAGTGCCTGAGGAGTAGATAATATACTGCGTATTATCAAAGCCGGAACCGCTCTTTCCGTGCGTCAGGATGCTGTCAAAAGTGCCGGATAAGTTTGCGAATTTTACCCATACCGATATTCCGAAACTAAGCACATCGGACGCCAGATTAGACGATACAGGGAGTAATATACTGGAACTGGGTCCGAAAACCAGCCCGTTGTTCCATGTAAGCGCGGCTGTTGACACAGTTGCGTTGTCGTTCTCGGCAAGATCAATCAGGCTTGCGCCGATTGCTGCCCCGGCCTGTGACGGCCATGTATATGGGTCGAGCACGTCAAAGCAAAACTTGGTGTAGGCATCAATCGCCGGGTCTCGGGCAACGATGGGCAGGCTAGCATCCGTGAAGATGGTATCGGTCACAGCAAAAACAGCCATGGTATTACTCCATATTTTGAGAGGGAATTTGTAGCTGTTACCAGCCGTTCTGGGTGATCCGCGCCGCGATCTGCGCCGCGACGATGGCATATCCGTTATTGTTCAGGTGGAGTCGGTCAGCAGCGGTCAGCGAAGTTGGCAGAACACCGTTTGCCACGTCAACGTTGTCTGTCGCGCTGCCGTCGCCCGAGGCGCGAAGGATGGCGTCAATGTCAATGAACGATTTCGGGTAATCCCGCGCCAGATCGGCGGCCAAGTCGCGCTTGGCGTTGAAATTCTCGGTCCCGATATATTCTGCTGTACTGTCGCCCCGGCTTGTTACTCCTAGGATAAGAGCGCGTTTATCCACGACAGCCATCTGACTGATGATGCTTTCGATGGCGGCGCGGATGTTGGCGTTGACCGCAACCAGCGCGCCCGCATCGGTGACGCCGGAATAATCGTTGCGACCTGTCCATATGATGTGGATGCGTGACGGAAAAACCACTGACGGAACGAATGGTGTTCCCGGCACGCACAGCGTGGCAGCGCCTGTCGTCGCGCGTGTAAACGTGTAAACTCCACCTCCGTCCTCTGACAGCGTTCCCGGCACGCCCGCCAGCGACCCGGCCAAGGTCCAAGCGCCCCCGGCATAGGACATAAGATCGACAGACAATGCCGTGACGGTAACCGCACCAGATGCCGGGATTTCATTACCCGTGACAGTCAGTAGCGCGGCACGTCCTCCCGCCCGCGCCGCGATCTGCGCCGAATTCTGCCCACCGCGACCAAGTTGCGTCACGGTGCGACCGGTGATGGCGGCAAGCTGCGTAGGGTAGGTCTGACCGCCGGTTGATCCGGCACCTTCCGTCAGGCTGTCGCCGAAACAAACGATAGCTTCGGTGGATGCAAGTGTCGTGGATACCGCCGATATATCCCGGCCCTGATACCACAGCGACAGATCGTCCTTGATACCCAAGGCAATCTGACCAATCGGATCGGATACACCCCAAGCCCAGCCGGAACGACCCAGAACCACCTTTGCGGCACGCACGCCGCCCAGAACCAGATCTCCCGCATCGCTGATCCCCGCCGCGACCCGTCCCGCAGCGTCCTTCACGCCCCAGGCATAGCCCGACCGGCTATCATCGGTTTCCGATCCTGCGACTGCGGCCACTCCACGGGCGGAAAGCACAGTGGACACGTCATGACCTTTATACCAGATTGAGGCGTCGGATTTGATCCCCAACGCCAAGCGCCCGATCACATCCTTGACACCCCAAGCCCATCCTGTTCTTCCTGGGACTACGTTGGCGATCCTCGCGCCGCCCAAAATGAACTCTGCCGCATGTCCGAACCCGCCAACCACCCGTCCCGCAGCGTCCTTCACACCCCATGAATACCCCGTCCGGCTATCATCAACGTCCACTAGTGCCTGAAGGGCATCAATATCTGCAATCATGGCTGTGTCGGCATCGGCCAGAACGCCGTCTGCGGATTCTAACTTCACCACTTCGGCCATCACGCCGGTGATGTCGTGGAACTCAAAGACCACAACGCCCGTGACTGGCGTGTTGCCGAATGTCCGCACCAGCGGCAGGCCATATCGCGCCGTCGCCGGAACCTGATAGTCGGCCCCGCTGGCCCGGCCTATTGTGCAGGTGTATTCCAATGGACCGTCTGCAACTTTCGGATCAGGGTTAGCCCATGACTGGCGAACGACCTGAGAAACACCGGCCTTGCTCTTGGAAAGGTTCTGCCAACTGACCTCCACGGCATCCCCAGCGGGGTCGGTGCTGTCTGTGATCCGTTCGATCACGACGCGCAAGCGATAGGTGCGGCCTTCCTCAATCGCATAAGCACGGCGGGGGGAAATGTCGCCAGCCACGTCCATGGCCCAGACTGCGCCGCTGGCATCCGTCACCGAAGCCGATCCGATGGTGATGACCGGGCGATCTTCAGGATCGCCAGTCAGCGCGCTAGAGAATTGGGAGACGTCTTCCCCGGGTCGTGTGATGTCCGCCAGCGCCACTCGGTCGATCAGGGTGCCGAGGGATTCCTCTGCCGCCGTCGCGCGGTTTGTCTCGACCAGTACGGCATCGGCCAGCGCGGCGGGTTGCGTGGCGGTATCGGCCTTAACCCCCTGCGCGGCGGTGGCAAATGCCCCGACAGCCTCAGCCGCAGCGGTGCCGAGGGTAGGCGTCCCCGTCAGGCTTGCATAAGCACCCGATGTTGCCACATCGGCAAGCGATGATTCCAGAACCGCAAGGTCAGCCAGTGCCGAGACAGCATCAGAAAACGCCGCAGGCAGGTCCGAGGTTCTTGACCACACCGACGCGCCCCGGCGATAGACGCCGTTGTTGGACGGCGTGATGTCGTCAAGGACAAAGGCAGTGTCGCCTTCCACAGGCGCGGCAATGCTGCCCAAGCCTGCGAGAGTGTTCGAGAAGTAGAGGCCGCCGTTAAGCGCCGCCTGTGCCTCTATCTCGGCCAGTTTGCAGTATGCATCAAGCGCATTGACTTGATGCGCCGGGTCAACAGGATCGCCTAGAAAAACGGCGCGCAGGGTTTTGGCTACAGCCATAGGTGTTTCTCCATGGGGTCAGGCCCCGCGTGCGGGGTGTCTAGGTCTGTGGTGCGTCAGGTTCTTCCGACGATCCGGCGTATTCGCGTCTGCGCAAGCGTCGGCCAGTATGACGGGCTAACAGCCTGCGCTGTGATAGTTGCGTCGGTCCCGTCGCCATAGGTCAGTGACAGGTCAAGTGTGGCAGTGATGCCGTTCATCTGCGCCACATCGGCAGCGCGGGTGACGGCGCTCGCGGATGTCGGAACATATGACGTTTCCATCGGCCCTACTTCCATTTGGGCACCAAATATCAGCGCCCCAGATGTGTTGTCTCCGGCATAGGACGACTGCCCCCCTGCCACGAAGATCGTCGCGCTATTGGAAAGCATTGCGCGAACGGTTGCGGAGCTATCAGGGGTTTCAGTCGTCACGATTCCGCGATACCAGCCATTCGCAAGCGGGACTGCATATGCGTCGATGACTGCAAAACCAGACCCCACCACAGATGTCGCGGTGACATCGCCCGTTTCCAGATCAAACCTAGCCGCAGCATAGTTGGCGGTGTTGGTCGCGCCGCGAATGCCAACGGTCAACCATCGCTTCGCCCCGGCACCGAGTGGCGCGAAAAATATCGACGAGGTGTTGATGTCCTGCGACAGCGCCACAGCCTGATGCAGACTGCGCGCCCCGGTCGCTCCTGATTCGATCAGGCCGGTGGCATCTGTCGATCCGTCCGGCCCCACAAACCCCGTTGCGCGGCTGGCATGATTAAATGAGGTCCACACGGTGTTGGAAAAATCAGCCGAGTGGATTACACGATTAGTTGCAGCAGGCTCGATCAAAAGCGCTGGCGCACTCATTGCGTGATCGATGCGCGGCACGTTCGGCGCAGCAGTCTGCAACAACCCTGCCCCGTCGATGTAGGTTGCGCTGTCTGCGCGGGTCAGGCTCAGCACCCCGGAAAGGCCCCGCGCTGCCTGATCAATTTGGTATTCCGCGCTGTCGAAAAGTGCCAGGAAGCGTGCAGCCGTGACAATCTCGCCTGACACCTCCTCACGCCACCACTCGCCATCTCCTAGCGCCGTCACAGGCGCCCCGCCGCGCCAGCCGGTGACGATGGCAAACCGGCCAAGACGGCCTGGATCGGCGAGCGTCTCGATTGCAACAGGCGCCACCGATGCTGTCACCGTGACGGGGGGCGACCAGTCCGTTGCCCTGCCCCCGGCAGTGACAGTCTGCCACGAAACATCATAGTCCTGCCCATCGTTCACCAGAGCCGATTTCGCCAGCAGTTCATCCATGTCGGTCGTCATGTATTCGTACAGGCCTGTGTCGGTGCGCGTGTGTCGGAAAATGAAAATCCGATCCACTCTTTGCGGCGGATCGAACTTCGCTTCAAGCCGCAATGCAGCACTGCCCCAAGTGGCAATCGGCACCGCCGATATGACAACGTTTTGCGGCAACTCCAAGCTGTTGTCTATGTTGAGGGCTGGAGGCTGTACCGGGGGCACGCCTTCTTCGCCTGCGTTCAGCGTCCAGCGGTCCGATCCCAGGGGCACCACCGCGAAGGCGAACCGCGTCAGGTCTGGCGATTCCTCGACATTCGTGGCGATCTCGAACACACCGGTCAACTCGGCGTCCACGTCCAGCGTGATCGCCCGTTCATGGCGCATCAGGATGCCGCGTGGCGTCGTCTCGAAGGCCGCCTTGATCGCCGCGCCGATCCTCTGACCGTGCGCCTTGGCAAGCCTCACCGCCTGATTATGATCCTGGCACCCCAGCACCGAAATGACCTGATAATTTGGCTCACGCCCATCCTCCCAGAACAGCGGGTTGCGCCACGGTGCAGATGGTTGCTTTGTCCAGCTGTGCAGCGGACTGATGTATTCGCAGATCACGCCATCTAGCGGCGTCTCGCCGTCATTGATCGAACGGGTTTGACTGGTGATCACATCCCGGTCACCGTCCAGCGTGATCGTCGGTGCTTGGTAGAACCCGCCAACAATATAAGCATTGCCGTCGTCGTCATATGCCACATAACCGTCGCAGGCGGCCAAAATATCCTGCTCACATTCGGCGCGGCGCTTGTTGTCAGGAAAGGCCACTCCGACCCGGTAGAGCGGCACCGGTTCACCTGATCTGTCCAGCACTGTGGTGTCGAAGATGTCGGCCCACTCGGCCACCTTGGTCCAGTTGATCGACGCCATGGCCTTGCCCCGGCCACGGCCATATGTCCGCCACCATGCCCAGACGATGGCCGGGTTGCCGTCGCTGGCCGTCCATGTTGATGGGTTATTGATGTTGTGCGCCACGTTGCGCGGATCATACATGCGGTTGAAATTTCCAACTAGCGATACTGACGGCTCTCCGATCCCGATGATGCCGCGCCACTTGTATGCAGCCTGACGGGTTTCGAGTTTGACCGGCCTGCCCCGGATGATGCTGAACGTCACGCCCGCCCCGATGAAATCCGCAGGCAGCGCCGGGAATGCGTCGGTGAAGTCCGCAGGTAGCGCGCCAGCGACATTCGCCGCGTTGGGGGTGACGGTGTATATGCGCCAGATCGGCACCTTTGCCCCCGTCCCCTCGTACTGGGTGCCGTCTGGCCTGACGCAAAATGCGTCGGTCAGCACATCGCCAACCCGGCGTTCGTTGCGGCCCAGTGAAAAATCCATATCAGCCGTGCCGACAACACCGATAGGGTCCAGAACGCTCCAATATTGTATGGCGTCCGGAAGCGGGAACGCGGATGGCCCTAGGCGCGGGCCAGATACCACGAAATAGGCAATATCAGATCCAGCGGCCATGTCTGCCGCTCGTGTCCATGCGCCAACATCTGTGATGTATATGCCATTCTCGGAGGGGTTGGTCTGTGACCTGACCAGAACCCGGCTGGCATTGGTCGATCCGCTGTCACCGAATGGTATTTCGCCGGTCAAAGCGTAGTTTTCCGCGTTTAGTACATAGTCTACAGCAATGTCGGTGGTGCCAGTCGTGGCCAGCTCGACCGGAATGCCGTCCAAGATATATTCAGGGTCACCCGTCAGTTCGGCATCGGCATGGGCGATGATGTACCAGAACGCACCGGTAGCATCAAATTCAAGGAACATGCCACCAGCCCCGCCGACAGCCGCCGTGCCGCCCGCAACCCATCTCGTGCTATTTTCTAAACGGGTGTTAATCTGCGCATCGGCAATCGTCGGTGCCGATGGTCTGGATAGCGCCGCAATGGCAGAGTTTAGTCCGACCGACAGTAGCAATGATCCAAGCGCGGTCGTGAAGAACGTTCCCAGAGAATAGGCCGCAGCGGTCAGCCCCCCGATTGCCGTGGCGGCGGCGGCAGATGTGGCCGATCCGCCGCCTATTGCGACGAAGAACGCCGATACAGGATCGGCATGGGCTGGCACCGGCATAATAAGCGCCGTGCACAGCAACAGGGCAGATCGCACCTTCATATCACCCACGCCTCCACAATTTCCGCAGACATTTCGATCAGCCCGCGATCCTCGGCCAGAAAACCCACCCGCCGCCCGAAGCAGACGCCTGCGACCTCATGCCCGCCGACCAGGCACACCACAGGGCGCCCCGGAAAGGCATCACCGGCAGCAAAGCCCGCTAGCGCCATGCCGTGCCGCATTAGCGACAGCACACCGCCATGCGCCTCGTATATCGCCATGGCGCCCGCCTCGTCGTGGTATGTGCCGCGCCACGGCGCAGCAGGATCAACGCCAGTGCAGCGGCGAACGTGATCGCAGACGGCAAGAATGCAATCGGTCTCACCCCAAGCAAACGCGGTGCGGCGCCACATGGCGCGGGTTTCATCAATTCTCAATGGTGATCGTCCTGCGGCTGTTGCGCGCGACCATTCCGCAGAAACTGTCTGACGCCACGCCCATCAATCGCGCGCGTTCGCGCTGCGATGTGTCAGTGTATGTACCCCGAGGCTCGCGTGACCGGCCCACCTCATCGGTGCGCATAAGCACGCTGGCCGAATAGGCCCGCTGCGAATTGGCCGGATCGCCTTGGCGCGCGTCGCCGAACTCGACCTCTTGGATGGTCAGCCGGTATGCGAACCGCAGCGGGGTAGATGGGCGCAAGCCCTCACCATCCAGAACCAAGCAATACCAACTTGTCATCGCCCGCCCCATTGCCAGCGACTTGTCCGCCTTCAGCGCGTTATATGTCGCCTTGTCGATATAGGGCAGACCGAATGTGTAGCGCGGGCTGGTGCCATCGCGCGGCGTCTGCACCGTCTGCGCCTGGTGGCGGTCGGTCCCGCGTTCGTCTACAGTGCCAAGCCATTCCTGCCCACCTACAAACAAGCGTCCCTGCCCGGCCCACAGCCGCACCGGCACGCCGTCAAAGTCGTAATGGTAAAGCCGATAAATGCGCAGGCTGATGTCGCCGCCGCCGTCCAGCGCGGCCAATAGGTTGCCGCTAAATGTCATATCATGGCCTCGACAAAGGTTGCCCCGCCAAACGTCATGTGGCGCCCGCTGGTGAAATTCGTAGCGACCTCCGAAGGGTTCACGCACTTGGCCAGCATTTTCGGCCTGAACTTCATGCGGCTGTCAGTGGTCAGAGACCGCCGCAGCGGAGGTTCGACCGTCACTGTTGCCACATCGCCGTCATAGGCTATATCGAGCACCATATGCGCCCCGTCATGGTCGCCCACGGTGAATCCGATCACATGGCCTATTTTCAGAACCGGGCCGTATTCTGCCAGATCAACCGTGAACGCCGCCGCCCCGGCCAGCGCGTTCACAGCGACAGGTGCTGTAGGGTCATAGGCCCACGGCTCGCCATTCGCCCAAGGCTGGTCATTAGACCAAAGCGGGCCAACCCCGTTGCTCCCAAGGATCAACGAGGGGACAAGCTGCACCGTGTTGTACAGGCGGATGCGAAAAACAGTGCCGTTCATGATCCGGCTGGCCGTCCAACTGGCGTCAAGGTTCGTCGCATCGTCTGCAAATGTCGCAAAGTTCATCAGCAGCATGGATCGTCCGCCAGATTCCGGCATCTCGAATGTGAACCCGCCGAGGGTCATTCCTCCTGAAATCGACGATCCCCCAGCCATGAACACTTGGTCAATCGGGGCACACCGATAGCGCCAGTCGAAAATCATGCGAACGCCCCGCTCTTGTCGTATTCGCTGTTGAGCGCGCCCCACTGCGACCTGATCGCGCCGACCGACTGCCCGATCAAAGCCGGGGCGGCTTGCCTAATCCCGGCATTAACCATTTGAGTGATCTCCGCGTTTCCGCGCGCGCCGTTGACCATGATGTTGAAAACCGGTGGCTTAGAACTACCCCCGCCCATCATCTTTGCTGTCTCCATCCTGGACGTTACCACGGCGCCGCGCCCAGTGGAAGTGACTACCTCCGGCCCTCGCTCCCCGACAATCCCGAATTGACCCATGCCGATGGTGCCGCCGCTATCAAACATGCCCGCGAAAGCGTTCATCACCAGCCCGCCAAAGGACGTGGCGGCGGTGCCGCCTGATGCCAGAACATTCTTGTTGGCGATTGCCAGAAGCATTTGCTTTATCACGTCAACCAGTGCGTCCTTAAGGCTTCCAGTGCCCTCTATCAGTGCATCAATGGCGCTGGCGCCCGCGCTCTGGAACTGGCCCCACACATCGGCGCCGTCGCTGATTGCCGAAGTTGACTTCTCAAAAGCGGCTTGTGCCAGCCCATAGGCGGATGCGGCTTCAGTCGCTGTGATGTGCCCAGCCTTCATAGCCGCATTGATGGTCTCCTGCGCATTTGCAAGCTGCTGTGTCGCCGCTACTGTTGGGTCAAGGGATGCCAAGAGTGAATCATAGGCTTGCCGCGTCTGATCTATTTCAGCAACACCACCTCCGCCGCCACCGCCGCCACCGCCGCCACCGACCGATGGTATTGCCACAGGTAACGGAACAACGTCCTTGCGTGTCGTGCGAGGGCCTTTCGTGCCAAAACCCAAGACGGCGCTGCCAACGGATGGGTCGCCAACAGATGGCAGGCCAAAGCCAAGGCCAGTGCCTTTCGGTTGCGCCGTGCGAATGCCTGCCGCGTCATCAAGCGCTTGGTTCAAAGCATTCGCCACAGACAGTGAAACTCCAAGTTGCGATGCAAGATGCGCTGCGCCGTTCGCTGCCGCCGAGATACCTAATGACATGTTGAGGTTGGCAAGCTGGGTCGCAGTCCCTAGCGCCTGTACGAGCGACTGATAGACCTTGCGGGCTGCCCCATTCATGTTCTCTGCACCACCGGCGGCTTGCCCGAGGTACTGCACCATAGCGGCCAGAGCCTCGGCCTGCTGGTCAAACGGCGCAGACGCAGAGAATCCCATCAAGAGGCTTGTAAACTCTGAGGCTTTCTTGGTCGTCAACCCCAACTCGCCGCTCATGCGGATGATGGCTGGCAGGGCTGCATCGATGCCGGATGCAAACTGATCCGCTGCCGCAGCCCGGTTCAAATCAAGCTGCGCCTGTTCTGCCAGCCTGATTTCCGCCGTCATTGTGCCGTAGGATGATGATGCCCTGCTTCCAATGGATATATCGTTGAATGCCTTGCTAGCGGTTTCCAAGGCGGACAGAGCGTCGGCACCGGTGACAGATGCGGCGGAAATGTCCGTGCCCATTTGACTTGATGCATGACCAACAGCGGACAACCGCGCTTCCGCCTCAATCAGTTTGCCGCTCAGTTCCGCAACTGCGACTTTGGCCGCGGCGATTTCATCTGTCTCGAAAAGCGATATACCAAAGAAGTTGGTCTTGAATTGCGCCGCGGAAAGCGCATCCTGTGCGGCAGCCATGCTGTCCTTGACGGCTTGCAGGTTGTTCTCTGCCGCTATCCGCATAGCATTCAAGTTAGCCTGTGACACGTCATCATAGAAACGAGCGGTTGCATCGTTCAGACCGTCTTGTGCTTCAGTCAACTGACCGAGAGTGTCTTTCAGGTCAGTTGCTGCCTGCTTGCTGTCTCTAAAAGCCCGATAAACCAGAGTGGCCCCCGTCGCCAAGGCCACCAGCGGAATGAGGTTCATTGCCGCCGCAAGAGCGCCAACGGCACCCGCCGCAACGCCTGCCCCGGTTGCCATGCCATAAAGGCCCAGCGCCACTGATGGCAGCCCTCGCAATGCCAGCAACGACAAGGATGCTGCAAGAATGTCTGCGTTATCCACCACGAACGAAAGGGACCGCGCCGCAATCTCTGCCGCGCTGAACAAGGCCGAACCAATAGCCTGAATAGACGCCACGAAAGCCGGGTCCGAAATGGTGTCTATCAGACCCTCAACCGCCTTTTGCAATCCCTCGGACGCTTCGCTGCCCAACTCGAACACGTCGCCCCAAGCATTCCCGAGCGACTTCAATGCCCCGCCAAGAGTGTCGCGCGCGGCCTCAGCTGATCCACCAAACTGGCGATCCAACTCGGCAAGAATGACAGCCTGCGCGCCCGCGACATCGTTCGTATCAACCATTGCCTTGACGGCTTCTTTCTGGGCTAAACTGAACTGGATGCCGGATTCCGCAAGCGCAGACATTCCCAAAACAGGATCGTTTAGCGCCTTACCAACCTGCAAAGCGGACGACGACAAGTCCTTGCCCATTGCCGTGGCAAGATCCTGCACCGCAACGGTCGCCGCATCAAAAGCCTGCCCCCTGATATTGGTGAATGTCAGCAGCAGGGCCTGCGCAGCGTTCGTTGCCTCGTCCCCGAAGTTGGTCAGTTTTTGCAGAGCCGCCGCATGGCTGTTAATCTGGCCAATAGAACGCCCAGCCGCGCCGCCTGTTGATGCGATAGTCGCCGCCAACTGCGCCTGTACCGCGTCAGCCTCCACAGTGGCATCGATGAACCGGCGAAATGACATGCCCGCAGCAAGACTGACCGCAAGTGCCCCAATGGCAGCCCCAGCCTTTGCGGCAAATCCCGCCATGCTGCCCATTTCTCGACCAAGAACTTTAATCTTTGGCGATGCCTGCCCGGCCTTGTCTCCCGCATCCTTGAACGTCTTACCAGTCTTGTCTGTCGCCGATTCGGTCTCGCCCGCCTTGCGCTTTACCCCATCAAGGGCATCTTCAGCCTTTTTGCCCCCGGAAACCATGCCGGTCGGGTCGATTGCAAGTCTCAATCCGGCCATGGGATTTCCTTGTAATTGCGCGCCCATCCCCTTAGCGTTGTCGCTACAGGAACAAGGAGTTTGATATTGGAAAAGCTATTCGGCCCGCTCGGAGCCTTTGCCATGATCCTCGGCGCGATCATGGTCTTTGACGGATACTCCGATGAAGGCCAAGCGTCGATGATTTCCGGGGTGGCACTTATCGTTTCCGGGATGACGTTCTTGGCGTTTTACGAGGTTATCAAGGTTATGAAGCAAATCAGGGACAATACCCGCAAAGAATGATCACCCCGCCTGTTTCCGCCCCATGAACTCCCGCTCTACGTTGTCCAGCGCCATGACGACCCTGACCAGCCGCCCCTTTTCAACTGGGCATGTCTGGCCCAGCCATTCGGAATAGTTTGAGATTGCAGCGAACGGGATTGGGCCAGTAGCAAGGCCAATTGGGCGCGACCCGCGAAGATGATAAAACGCCTGCCAGAGAAACCAGCTTTCCGGGTCTACCCGCTCGTTCAGTTCCGGCGCTTGCTTGTGTTCCAAGTATTCCACTTCATCGGGCGAATACTTGAGGGTCCACAGCAGCGCCGCCGTCAGTTTTTTACTGTGGCCTCGTCGTCCTCAGAAGCCATCTTCCCTGCTTCCATGCACGCGGCCTCGAAATCTGCCAGAGACCCGACGATTTCCGGCACGCCGCGCATGTCAGCCATATCAAGGAAGCTCTCCCGGTCGCATGTGATGTCCTGCGCATTGTCCTTATCGTCCAGAACCTGAATATTAGACCGCCATTCGATGATGCAGTGATCGTACAGCGCCATTAGACGGGCGCGTGTGGTGGCGTCTGCCAACTTCCGGTCAGCCGCTACATACGCAGCGTCGTCATCGGTTTTTGAAAGCTTGCGCATACCGATCCTGTGGCGCTGTATCGCAGCCTCTACGGCCATCACAAATGGGCCATTCATCGGCCCGGCGGCGCGGGCGTCAATCTCGATGAAGCACTCCCCGCCAGGTCCGAATTCCTCTGGCAGCACAGCCCGAAACTCAACTGTTGGAATGACGCGCGGCTTAAGACGAATGGCCATCTGCGGCTTTCTCCTTTTTTGTGCGGGTGGCAATGCCCGGCTTGTCGGCCAACGCCATTTCGGTTGCCTCTATTTCGGTGATCTTTTCACCCTTGGCGAAGGCGCGCTCTTGTCCGCCAATCACGCCAGTGAACGCCTTTTCCGCGACCCACATCACGCTACCGCGCGCGTGATCGTCACGGTCGCCCCGCTTAAGGAATCATGCTGCGGGTGGATAACCACGTTTTGCATTGCAGCCGCGCCGGTCGTGTCGATGCTGGTGGTCGCAAAGTGGCAGGACGGGAATACCAGAGTGTATTTCTGGCCGATGACCGAACCAATCGGTATTGTAACGCTGAACGCCGTGTGCCGGGCGCGCACCGCGTTGTAGATCGCCATGAAGTTGTCTTCGATATACATGTTCGCGGTCAGCACCGGCAGGAAGTCGCCACGTGTGATGCCACACAAATCGTTGCTACTGATCTTTGGTTGCAGGTCGCGGTTCTCGAAGTTGAAGGCAATATCCAAGGACATCATGCAGTCCAGCGTGTAGCCATTATAGACGATAGTGCCCACGTCTGCGCCACTCGACAGCGGGTCTGAGACGGTCGGGTCGGTATAGGTCGCGCCGGTGATTGCAGTTGTGCTGGCATCATCCGACCCACGCCCCGCTAGCGTCAGGTTGAGTGTGGCGGCTTGGCGCGCGGTCAGGTTCAGTGTACCGGACAGCGCCTCGACGCCGCGAAATCGCATCATCGTGCTGGTCCCACCGACGCCAGCGGGCAGGGTGTTTTCGACGGCGACTGTTGTCTGCGCCTTGCCGTCCTTGAGAACGTCGGCCACCCATGTACCTTGCAGAAGCGTGGCAAGGAAGTTGTCGTAGACGCCATATTTCAGACTGTCATCTATTGTTCCGGTTACGTCGATTCCGTTAATGCCTCGGCCAAGACGACCGCCCTTTGCAATCAGGGACCGCCCCTCAATGGTCTGGGGTGTGCCAATCATCCGGGCTGGCGCGTGAAGCGTGGTAAATGCCGGGGTGGCCGGGATCGTGCCCGGAACGGTTTCGATGATGTGCGCAGAGCGCAGTTGACTTGATGCGGTTCCAGCCATGAAGGCCTCCTATCGGTATGCGTATCGCGTAAATGGCGCGATCACGTTGGTGAGGTGGAAGGGTGGGTCGGGGAAGTCGGCAGCGATGTACGGGTGCCGGTTGTCGCCCATCTCAGGCGGGCTGAACCGCAGGAAAGCATCAGCGTGACTTGTGATCGGCACGCCAGCAGACGACAGGGTTTTCTCAAAGAACAGGTCCATAAGAGTTTCGGCATATCCGCGCCACTCTGCCGAACCCTTGCCACCATCAGTGATGATCTGGAATGTCGCCATCCCGATGTGGTCAATCCGGTTCAGTGTGCGGCCAATACTGCCCTGCCGGGTCGCGCCGCTGGTGATGGTTAGGCGGATGCTGTTTGATACCGGCGTGAATGACTGCCCGTCATAGCCAACAGGTGTCGCGGTCCAGTTGGCGGCGACGTAGCTTTCGATGGCGAAGCGTTCTTGGTCGTAAGACATTCAGACATCCATCCCAGACCACATTATTTCAAGTTCAGCGACAGTCATCGCCAGCACGCCCGAGGGCGCTTGCTTCGACCAACCAAATTCAATCCGGCGGGCATATGGCTGATTATTTTGCAGGTAGATTATCGGAAAGCCTTCAGCCGCCGCATAGCTGGCAATCGCACCGGAACTCCGGGCAGCAAAGGCACCAAGGCTATCAGATACGCTTTCATCGTCCGGGCTGCCGACTGTAACAAGCCAACTTGCGCGAAAGGTTCCACCGACATGCGGGCGCGGGTTTTGCCAAGTGCTGGGGTCAGCAACTGGGGATTTCTCGGTGACCTTTGCCAGCCCTTCGGTGACGATAGTGATTACCGCGCTTCGCAGACCGCCCTGCAACTCTAGCCAATCGGCATCAACCTCACTAATGAAGTCCTGGGTGGCCTGTCCGGTCATTGGCAGCCCTCATACAGCAGAAAGGCGGACATAAATGCCCGCCTTTCTGTTCTTCTAAATTACTATTTTGACCGATCGGCCTTAGCCATTTTATTCGGGGGAACCCCCGACCTTATGGCCTTGACCAACGCGCCCTAGGCGGAAAGCGAAACGCGATCTTCCTGGGACGCGATTTTCTCGATTGCCTTCAACTCCTGCGCTTTGAAAGCGCCACTGTATCGGGCCAGCCACGAACGCAAAGCCGTCTGGCCCTGCCTCCGAAGTTCAGCCACCGCGCCAGGGTCTTGCGGGTCAAACCGCTGATAGCCACCGCCGTGCTGTCGTTGCGCCATTGGCGAAACGTAGGCGGGAAACTCCCGCGTGATTACAGAAACCACGTTAGATCGTGTCGTTTCACTGACTTCGGCCTGAATGCGCAGACCGTTTGCCATTTGCCGCGCGAGATTGATGCGGTATTCCCGCGCCGCGCTGGCGTCGT